ATGGAGGTAATAAAACTAAAGCTGCTCGGGATGCTGGATTTCCCAAGAATTATATTTTTTCTAAATCCTTTAATAACAATCCTTATCCACCAATGTACATAGAAAAATTACAGAAGGATCAATTAGAATATGATTCTTTAGAAGGGGAAGCTGCAGAATCTTATGCAGACAGAGTTAGAAAGAATGGTGGTATATTCATTGTTAAAAAGTTACTAAATATAATGAATTACAGCCCTAGCAGAGTATGTAGATGGGATAATAATGGAGTAGAGTATTTCCCAAGTGAAGAAATATCTCCGGAAGATTGGTGTGCTATCAAAACTATGTCATCAGAAACTACAGAATATGGGGGTAAGAATCCTAGAAAAACTACTAAGATGAGATTAGAAGTTTGTGACCCTATGGTAGCTATGAAAGAATTTAGAGATCTATTAGGTATCGACTATAAGAAAGACTCAGACGCCGCTGCAGTAATGGATGAACTTAAAGACTTTCTTGTCAATCAGAAGAAAGGGGGGATTTTCCCAACCATGCCAACACCGGAAACGGACCCTTCTATTATGAAGACTCAGGAAGAGGAAGATCAGGTTCCAATGAGTGAAGTGACGAAACATTAATATGTTGAAATGTAGACCATTACGTCCTCATGCAGAACAATACCGGTTGATGTTTCAACCTACTCGTTTTAAAGTAGTGCCTGCGGGCCGCAGATCAGGAAAATCAGAAATTGCAAAGAGATATCTATTATCTAGGGCTATAGAACCGTGGTCAGACCATATACCAAATCCAGTAGACCCTTCTATAGAAAACCCTAGATATTTCTTTGCAGCACCCACTTGGGCACAGGCTAGATTAATTTTTTGGAACGATATAAAGTCTATGGTACCCAAGAAGTATTTAAAACATGGACAGAAAAGTATACGGGAAAGTGATCTAACTATTGAACTAAAATGGTCTACTGTTAGTGTAGTAGGTTTAGATAAACCAGAAAGAATTGAAGGTGCTCCTTGGGATGGTGGTATTTTAGACGAATATGCAAATATGAAATCAGATGTATGGAATTTGCATGTGCGCCCATGCCTATCTGATAGAAATGGTTGGGCTTGGTTTATCGGTGTTCCAGAAGGTCGTAATCATTATTACACTATGTATGAGGATGCTAAGGCAATTGCTACCAAAGCACGTGGTGAGGGTAGGATACCAGAGTGGGATGGCTTCCATTGGAAAAGTGCTGATATATTACCAGCCTCAGAAATTGAGGCGGCTAAGAGAGATTTAGATGATCTTTCTTATATGCAGGAATATGAAGCCAACTTTGTGTCATTCCACGGCAAAGCTTATTATCCCTTTAATCCTCTTGTACATGCATGTACACCATTGGAATATAACCCAAAAGGTGATTTAATTTTCTGTTTTGACTTTAACGTAAATCCTGGTGTGGCTGTAGTGTGCCAGGAACAGCCTATGCCGGGTCAATCTCAGTGGGTTGAACGTAATGGTCAGTATTTTCAAGAACCACTTTGGGGTACTGGGGTTATAGGGGAAGTGCATATCCCTCGTAACAGCAACACACCAGCAGTTTGTAGTAAGTTATTGCAAGATTATGCTGAACATAAAGGTAGAGTAATTTGCTATGGTGATGCTACTGGTGGTGCTAAGGGCACAAGTCAAATTGCTGGCAGTGACTGGGACTTAGTTAAGAATGTGTTTAGAAATGCTTGGGATGGTAATGTGTTTTATAGGATACCTCATAGTAATCCACGAGAGAGGGTGCGTATCAATAGTGTAAATAGTAGACTTCAAAGCAAGTCCGGTGCTGTTAAACTTATGGTGGATCCAGTTAAAGCTCCCAATTTGGTAAAGGATTTTGAAGGTGTTCGTCTTTTAGAAGGTGGTAGTGGGGAGATTGATAAGAGATATGATGAACGGATAACCCATTTGTGTTTTTCTGCCGGAACAATGGTGGACACAATAGATGGAAATGTACCTATAGAAGAATTGTCAGTTACAGGATTAATCAGAACCTTTGATGGTTCTTATGTTCCATATATAAATCCCGGTTGTCGTGGTGAGAAAGAAACAGTTTGTTTAGAATTGTCCAATGGGGAAAGTATAGAGTGTACCCCAGATCATAGATTTCTTACAGAGAATGGTTGGGTTGAAGCCAAAGATTCTAAAGGTATGTTATTATATAATAAATCTATGTACAAAAAAGAGGAACATAGTTTATGGAGAAGGGCGAAATCTCTTTTCTTGGAAAAATCTATACGTGGGATGGACGCTACTACAGCAGTGGTGGTGGCTATACAAGCGGCTTACACAGGGCTGTTTGGGAATACTATAATGGGGAAATTCCTGAAGGATTTTGTGTCCACCATAAAGATGAAAACACTGCAAATAATGAAATATGGAATCTTGAATGTATGTCATCCAGTGACCACATGCGGATACATATGTCAGATCCCCATAGAAAAGAATTGGCTGGGAATGCCTTACGATTACCCCATGTGGAAGAAGCAGCAAGGCAATGGCATAAGAGCGAAGAAGGAAGAAAGTGGCACAGAGAACATGGGAATACAACAGAACTTCATGTACAAAGATATACCTATAATTGCCAATTTTGTGGGGAGGAATATAAATCCAACCGAACCACTAAAACAAGATTCTGCAGTCCAAGATGTAAGATGGCTCATAGAAAAGCAAACACAGACTATTATGGAATTTGTAAAAGATGTGGTAAGGAATTCACAAGTAAATACAAGACAGTCCAATACTGTTCCAGAAAATGTTATCATGAAGACCAAAAGGTGGGGCATTGTTCAACTTGTAAGAATTGTGGGAAAACTTTTTCATATAGAGGACTTAAACCACCAAAGTACTGTTCCAGAAAGTGCTATCATTCGTATCGTTGGAGTAAAGAAAGGAAAGAAACAAAAAGTATACTGTCCCCAAGTAGAGAAAGTTGGTTGCTTTTGCTTGGCAAACGGAGTGGTGGTAAGCAATAGTGACGCCTGTGGGTATTACATCGTATATGAATTTCCAATCCAATCTTTAGATGCCTTTAGTCGTGAGATGTTGATTTAGTCAATGGAATCAATCCTAAGATAGATGATATATGGTTGTAATTGATTGATATAAATATGTATTAAATATGTTATAATAATATAATTGGAGTAGATTATGGCTGATAGTAGTAATAAGCCCCTCCCAGAAGATAATGTGGGTTATCCTACCGATGCTTATCTGGAACACCTCAAAAGGATCAAACTTCTTAATACTTTAATGGCAGGTACTTTGGCCATGAAAGAAGCAGGGGAAGTGTTTCTACCCAAAGAACCAGAAGAGAGTGAGAAAGCTTATGAGTGTCGGGTAGAACGCTCACACCTGTTAAATGTCTTTCGTAGGACAGTTATGTACCTGGGGGGACAAGTCTTCTCACGTCCAATGATTATGGGGGACGACAACCCACCAGAAATTAAAGAACTAACAGAAAACATAGATCTCAGGAATAATAATATTGATGTGTTTTGCAAATTGGTCTTTGAGCAGGCTCTTGTAGATGGAATATCTTGTATTCTTGTTGACTACCCCCCATCACCTACCAATTTGACAAAAGAAGAAGAGAAGAAAAAGGGGATACGACCTTATTGGATCCATGTCCCAGTATCTAATATTATTGGGTGGCGTGTTGAAATAAACGAAGGAAAAACAATCCTCACACAGATAAGGATTAAAGAACAGGTAGAAAAGCCTAAGGGAAAATATGGAATTGAGATGGTCAGTCGTATAAGAGTAATAAATCTTGGATCTTATGAGATTTATGAAGATATTAGTGATGGGAAAGAAAAGGATTGGAAATTAATTGAAAGTGGGGAAACCACTTTTACTGAGGAGATTCCTTTAGCTATTTTTAGGCCTGGTGATTTTATTACTGCCATGACAGCTCGTCCCCCACTTGAGGATCTTGGTTATTTGAATTTAGCACATTGGCAATCTAGTAGTGATCAAAGCAATATTTTGCACTACGCACGGGTACCACTATTATTTGGGCGTATGCTTTCTGATGACCCAACTAAGATAACTATTGGCCCTAACAGAATGATTCATTCAAGCAATGTGGATTCTGACCTCCGGTATGTTGAGCACACGGGCCAGGCGATCGGGTCTGGTAGAGAAAGTCTTGATGATATCGAATCCAGGATGGCATTGTACGGTTTGCAACTGCTCATACCGAAAACAGGTAGAGTCACAGCAACGGAGAAAGCGTTATCGAGTGGTGAAAGTGACTGTACGTTAAAAACTTGGGCGTTAATGTACAAGGATTGTGTAGAACAAGCACTGATTTATACTTCCAAATGGATGAACTTAGATAAGTCTGGATCAGTTGTAATTAACACTGAGTTTAGATTACTTCAAACCGCAGATGC